TTTTGATCGATGGTATCACTGAGATTAGTATTATTTAGTGTATTATAAGTCTCAGGACTCCAGAGAGCACCTGAGGTCAGACCCTTGACAGTCTCACCAGTGTTGAATGTGCCTGTGCGGTTAACAACCTCTAGGGCACGGGTTGTGTTATTCCAGGACTTGACTTCGGCTCTATTGTCTTTTGGACTGTAGTCGATCGTGACAGTAGGTGCAGAACTGTAACCACTCCCACCACTTGTAATAGAAATGCCAGTAACAAGCCCACTAGAGTTAACTGTAGCAGTCGCTGTAGCACCACTTCCACCACCTCCTGTTATTGTGACTGTAGGTGGTAATGCTTGGTTATAATGATTACCAGCATCAGTCAATGTAATTGCATCTACCGCATCACCAGAGATAGTTGCAGTTGCTTTTGCACGATAAAGATCACCAACAATTTCCTCACCAATCTGGAAGTCTCCTGTGCCACCAGGATCCATAACGAGTTTAATTGATGCAGCAAAGTTTGTTTGGATAGCATCGATCTCTGCAATACCAGTATCGATGTCCTCGTCGCTGTATTCAAACAGCTCACAGCGAAGACCCCAAGTATGAATCTTACCCAACTGGAAGAAGGGGACTTCATGCTCTACATACTGAATCTCGAAGGTCTTACCTGCCAGAGGGAAGTGAATCAGATCACCCTCGTTAGGTCTACCTTCTACAATGAGGGTGGTATTATCATCCACTGCCTCAGTAAATCTTTTTCTGGAGATGATGAAGGTGCATTGATCAGAAATCCTTACACCAAACTTGCTAAACATGTCTCCATCACCACGGAAACCTGAAGCATCTTCGATGTATGCTTCGATCTCAAATGCATCATTAAATTCTGACAGAGTATCTTCTGTAAATACAGTGTCCTCCTTGACCAAGGTGCGTGGGACGTAGTATACGTTTTTCCCAAACATCTTGATCTGCTCGATGACCAGACTCTCTTGAAGATTCTGCTCGCCTGTAGTGCCTTGAGTGAAGTAAGGATTGAGTGCCATATCAGCCAATCATGTCCAGAGGTGGTAATTCCCATTGGGTGCGAAGTTGCTCATCGAGAATCTTTAATTCCTCAACAGCATCGTTATAGATCATCTCACCATTCAGTGTGATGCCACCAGGCATTTGGACACCGTTAAACTTGGTAAGATTCTGCCCCCATTGCTTTTTGATCTTTGCAGTTGCATAATCCTTGACCCACAGTTGATTGTAGATCTCATTCCAGGTTGTGGGATCGAGAGCACGATATGCTTTGATCACAACATATTGACCCACCAGAGCATCTGCTGGCCAATCCCAGTCAATGTAAAGACGATCTTGCACTGCATGATAACGAATAGGTCTCATGCCCTCCAGGAGAAAATCAATAGTCTCCAGGTGCTGCTTGATCATGTAGTAATGATAAAACTGTGTAGACGTAAAGTCATACAAGTCATTCAATCTCATCTGATAACGAATGTCAAAGATGTTTGACGATCCTTTATCTGTGTATGAAAAGAGTCCTTCAACGGCAAGGATATGATCAGGGATCTCAATATATCCATTACCTTCCTTCCAGATATCATTGCCTGCGTTAGAAGTTGTCTGGGTAGATAACTTAGCACGATCAATAACATCCTGAGTGATCAGGTGCTTCAGGTATACACGCTCACATCCATCATAGTGAAACTGCTGGAATTTCTGGAGTGTGTATTCGATAGCATCATTAACTTGATCGTCGGAGACGTTTACTTCGACGACAGGATCACCCAGGCGGCGCTTAGCATACGCCGCCAATTCAGATTGGGAAGTTAGATTTGCCATTAGTTATCAGCGAGTGAGTGCGGCAAGTGCTGCCTTGAGTTGAGTAACATTTGTGATCGAAGCATCATTACCGATCGCATTGAGAGCGGTGTAGATATCATCAATGTCAGTATTATTAGCATCTGCTGTTGCACCCTGAGCAGCAGTTGCATAAGCAGTGCTGTTGGTAGCAGCGGCGGTGCCCAGGGTGGGTTTGCCAGTCAGGTCATTATAAGCACCCGTGGTAGCAACAGTTGCAAGGTCAGCGGGTTGAATGGCGGTGTCTGCCAAAGCACCCTGTGCAGCGGTTGCGTAGTCAGTTGCAGCAGTTGCTGCAGCAGTGCCCAGTGTAGGCAGTCCAGACAGGTCGCTGTAAGCGCCTGTGGTAGCAACCGTAGAGAGGGAAGAGGTGAGTGCTCTTGCCTCAACAGCAGTCTCCAACTCACCCAGAGCACCCTTGATGGTGTTGTTGTCAGTGATCGTGCTGCCACCGAATGCTGCCAAGTGGGTAGCACCGTTAGCACGACCTGTCAAGGTGATCAGATCATCAACATTCAGATCAGACTGACTGATGCTGAATTCGCCTGTGGAAGCGTTGTAGTTGAGATCGCCAGCAGCAGAGAATGCAGAGCGAGCACGGGAATTGGTGAAGAAGATGTTGGTGGATCCTTCAGTTACGTTGTCGGTATTGATGTCCGACTGAGTAACTGACAGAGTGCCATTACCATCATGCTCAATGCCAGTGCCATAGCTGAAGTGTGAGCGGGTGCGAGCAGCAGTAGTAAAGAGATTTGTGCTGCCCTCTACGATGTTGTCAGTATCAAACTCACTAAACTCAGCACTCAGAGTCAGGAGATTGCCCAGATCATCATACGTTGCTGTAATACCTGTGCCACCATTGATCAGGGCAGCAACGCGATCATCAACTCTCTCGTTAGTGAAGTAGAGGTTGCTGGTGCCTTCTGCCAGAGCATCTGTATCGTGGTTAGCAATACTACCAACCTGTGACTGGAAGAATGTAATCGTTCCTGTGACATTCAAGTTACCTTGGACTTCAAAGTCGGTGGTTGACTTGAAGTTGTTAACCGTCAGCGTATTGGTGCTGGGGTTGTAGGTAAGGTTGCTGGAGTCTGTGCGGACCTCAGTAAATCCATTATTCGAGGAGACGAATGCAGGATAGTAAGTCAGGTTAGAAGTTGCGGTCTCAGTAACATCAACCAGCAGTGCTTTGTCTGCGGTGCCTGTAAGGTCACCAGTGACATTACCAGTGATCTGACCTGTGACACCAAGAGTGCCACCGATAGTTGCATTGCTGACAACATCCAGAGTGTTGGTCTGAGTAAGACCAGCAGCGGTGATGTTACCAGTAGTGGACTGCAATTCAACCTTGGTGACGTTAGCACCATTTTGCAGTTGCAGGACCTTAGAAGCACCACGGATAACAACATTATCTCTGAAGAGAGATGTGCTGTTTTGAGTGATGGTTGCGTTGAATGTAGTAGCACCATCAACATTCAGAGTGCTGTCAAAGTCAACTGCATTCTGGACGTTGAGTTGTGCTTCAAGGACAGTGTTACCGACAACATCCAGTGTGCCAGCAATGTCTGTATTACCAGAAGCACCTGCAACAATAAACTTGTTAGTGTTGACGATGATCGATCCACCAACGTTGATGTTGGAAGTCGTATTAACAGTAGAGATATTACCTGTCGTAGCAGATAGAGTTGACGCAGTTACTGTGCCATCTGCTGTGATATTACCAGTAGCACCGAAGAGAGTGATAGTTTCGGCATTGTCGGGACCGATGTAAATATCCTCACCGAAGAAAGAATCTTCGTAAACAGTGATACCACCATTGGTAACCATGATAGGTGCATTATCAACCAGTCTATTGGGAGTCTCATTCTTGGAGAATTCGACACGACCAGAGAATTCCTGGTTACCTTTGCTGACCTGATTACCATCAACAGTGAAGTCTCCATAAACTTGGATGTCTCCACCAACTGCCATATTGCCACCAATCTTAGCACCACCAGCAACATCCAGAGCAGAGTTTCCAATGTTGAGGAAGAGGGATACGAGGTTAGGACTATCAGTTGATGTGATAGTTGTATTTCCACCGATAGTCTGAGTGCCAGCCACATCAGAGTCACCATTGATATCAACGTTGTTGTTGATTGTGGTTGCACCTTCGATCTGGGTTGTGCCAGCGATGAAGGTGTTGCCATTGTCAGAGTCAACTGTGAATCTATCAACCAGAGAAGATCTGATGATAAACGCTTCATTAGTGGAGTCAATAATAATGCTGTCATTGACAGTCACCTGACCCGTAAAGATGCTGCTACCAGTGACGCTGAGGTTGTCATCAACGATGACTGTGCCACCAGTAGAATCCAGTGTCAGGTTACCAGCAGAGGTATCAATCTCAGATGCACCAGAGACACCGATCTGCACAGAGTCGGCAGTGATGTCTGTAGAAGTAATTGCCTGGTTAAAGGTGATAGGACCAGTAACCGTGTGAGTATCGGTAGATTGATTACCGATTGTATTGTTTCCTCTCAGTTGTGCTGATCCAGTGACAACAAAGTCAGCAGAAACTTGGACATTATTGGTAGAAGAATCAAGGACTAGCGATCCGCCGTTGGCGTAGATTCCTCTGCTTCCTCCTGTTGCACCACTACCAATGCGGACATCGTTTGCGTAGAGTCCCGATACGGCGGTAACAAGTTGGTTGGCGGTGACAGTACCTGTAATGACATGTGTATCCGCCGCATCATCACCAATAGTCGTGTTGCCATCGACTGTGAGCGTGCCATCAATCTGTGTATTGCCATCAACATTGAGGTCTCCGTCTACATCAGCATTATCTGTGATATTGACAGTGCCAGCAGCGGAGTCAAGGATGAGGTTACCAGACAGAGTGCCAATCTCGTTAGCGGCGTCTGTGCCGATTTTCAGGTCACGAATGTTTGCTCTCTCGCCAACAGTCAGTGCTTGGTTAAACTGGACTGTACCAGTTACTGTATGAGCATCAGATCCAGCATTGCCAATAGTTGCATTACCGTTAACCTGCAGGGTGCCACCGATATAGGTGTTACCAGATCCTGCAGTAACAGCAAATACTGTCTGGACTTGGAAGTTAGACTGAGTTGTGATTGCACCAGTTGCTGCAATGTTACCACCAACAGTTACATCGTCAGTAACGTTGAGGTCATCACCCACATACAGATCAAGACCGATACCAACACCACCACCAACAATCAGGGTGCCTGTGGTTGGAGAAGTTGCGTTTGTGGTATCGAAGAATTTAGCACTACCTGCATCCAGACCAGATCTGGTGCCGTTGAATACTTCACTGCTATTGGTAGCGTTGTGATAGAGAGCATAACGTGATGCTGAATTATCCCAACCAAAGAAACCAACACGAGCAGTTGAATCGTAGTATCTGAATTCAACACCACGGTCCTTACCATCGTCAGATCCTGGAGCAGTATCACCACCCAGAGTAACAAT